CTTGGTCAGCACGGGGGTGGCGGCCTGGCCCTGGACCATGGCCGCGACCACGTACTTGAGATGAAACTCCAGGCCGAGGTCCGCGAGCTGCCAGGTCCTCCCCTCGGCGGGCACGGCCTGGTCCTCCAGCGCGAGCCGCTGCTCGGGCACGTCCGCCGAGTGCGGCAGGGTCGTGATCTCCACCCGCGTGCCGGTCAGGCGCAGCTCATAGGCCAGCCGCACCTGGTAGCCCCTGGCCCGCAGGACCACAGGCGAGGAGAAGCGCTGCCACGCGCTCCAGGCGGCCATGTCCTCGGAGGTCCTGTACTCCGCGCCCCAGACCGCATCCGAAGCCGGGGCGCCGAAGGTGGACCCGGCGAAGCTGCGGAAGGTCTTGCCGATCAAGTCCTCGAAGGTGGCATCGTCCAGGGCCGAAACCACCTTGTGGGCGATGCGCAGGGTGAAGTCCTGCACGACCCCGAGGTCCTGCGGCGCGGACTCGTGCCAGCCGGAGTCACCGCCGCCGAAGGCCCGGCCCTCCAGTTCGGCGAAGGTCAGCCCGGCCAGGTCGGAGAAGCTCAGGGCGGCCAGGCGGCAGAGGGCCGGAGCCCCGGAGAGCGGGCCGGAGGCGAGGTAGAGGAAGTCGCCGCCAGCCAGCGCCGCGGCTGCCGGGTCAACCTCCTGGGCTTCGTGGACGATGTTCAGGGGCCGGGAGGCGCGGACGTAAACGCTTGCCGCGGCCGCATCCCGGGAGCGGATGCCCGAGTCGTCCACGGCCTTGATCCAGAAGGTGTAGGTCCCGGGCACGGGCGGCCGCCAGCTCCAGCGGTTCTGCTGCACCAGCTCCACCAGCGGCTCGCCGCCGGCCCAGGCCGCGCCGAGCCGGATCTGGTAGCCGTCCCGGTCCGCGTCGGGCACGTGGTTCCAGGCCATGCGCACGTCCTCGCCGTCCTGCCAGGCCAGGAAGCCGGTCACGTCCTGGGGCGGAGCGAGCTTGCCCTGCATGGCGAGGGCCACGTGCTGGTACGCCTCGGGGCTCGTGTCCGTGGCCACCAGCTCATACGTGCCCGGCACGGCCAGGCCGCTGATCTCGAAGCGGGGCCGGGTGGTCCTGCCGGCCAGGTTCCATGCGCCTCCTGGCTGGCGCCAGTACACATTCCAGGCGATGGCCGCGCCGCGCCACGTCAGCTCGGCCACGGCGCGCCCCGACCCGTCCGGGGCGAGCAGCCACAACTCGCGGGCCACGAGCCCGGCCACACCGGCCAGGGAGGCGGGCAGCTCCGGCAGCTCGACCGGACCCTCGTCCACATAGACCTCGGGCGCGTACTCCAGGGCCTCCACCCGGCGCCGCATCTTCGAGCTGCGCGTGATCCGCGTCACCCTGAACCACTTCACCACCCTTCCGGCCTCGCCGAAGCTGTAGCGGGCGTCCGCGGGCGGCTGGCTGCCCCAGGGCGCGGCGAGCCAGAGGGTGTCCGTATCGATCTCCTCCTCCACGGCCTGCACCGCGACCCATTCGCACAACTCCTCGCCGGTCACCGGGTGGACCTGGTCCGGCCGGACCACCAGGAGCTGGTAGGTCTTGCCGGGCTCCAGGAGCACGGCCTGGTCGAGCACGGCGCTGACCGGGCCGGAGCCGGCCAGGCGGCCGGACGTGCTCCAGTCCGGGGCGTCGTGGGCCACCTGGACCACCCCGCCGACCGAGCAGCCGAGCGCGTCCACGGAGAGGTCGAGCTGCACGGCCTTGGTCACGTACTGGTTAAGGCGCATCCAGTAGCGGCCGGCCTTCACGGCCGTGGCGTAGTCGTCGCAGGCCATGAGGCTCAGCCTGGCCACCCGCGGCTGCCTGGCCAGGGTGTTGTAGAACGGCCCGGGCACGAGCACCGTGGACCGGCCCTTGACCTTGTCGCGGTAGGTCACCTCCACCGCGTCGGCGCGCTCTCCGGCGTCGCCGTACTCGATGCCGAAGCTGCCCTTGAGGATGTTGCCGGCGCCGGCCACGAAGCCCTGCTCGGGCAGGTCCACCGGCCGGTCGCAGACCACGCCCAGGCGGGTGCCCCGGAGGACCACCCGGCCCCGGCCGAGCAGGCCCAGGTGGCTCCAGGCGGTCTCCAGGTCCATGGCCGAGTCGATGTACAGGCAGCCCCGAACGCCCTTGGCGTCGTTCCAGTCCGCCCAGGCCGCGAACTCGGCGGCCAGGATGCGCGAGGTGCCCGCGCCCCAGCCGTAGCGGGGGTGCAGGGCCAGGTCGAGGCAGGCCCAGGCCATGTTCGCGGCGGGTTTGTCCTCCCAGGCCGCGCCGGTCCAGACGTTGACCTTCGAGCGCCTGAGCGAGCAGGTCACCCGCGGCCGGGCGCCCGAGAGCTGGTCCCCGGCCAGGGCGCGGATGCCGAGCAGGGCCGTGTGCGGGTGGGCGAGGTGGTCGTAGGCAACCTCGTGGATGTGCGTCAGCCAGCACTCGTGCTTGTAGCGGGAGGCCGAGGAGGGCGGGTAATCCGGTATGGAGGCCAGGCGCGCCTTCAGCTCGTACCGCTTGCGGCCTCCGGGCAGGTTGTCCATGCGCCAGTAGCGGCTCACCGCGGCCTGGCGGCCCACGGTCAGGGTGAAGCCGTCAGCCGGGCCGGTGATCACGGCCCGGGTGGTCCCGCCGAGGACGAACTCGTAGCCGGTCTGGAGGAGCGTGGTCTCCTGCTCCACCGTGACCTTGCTGCCCGAGATCTCGACAACCTTGACCGTGCCCAGCGGGTATCCGGAATTTGGCGCGATGTAATAGCTCTGCCCCGCGGCCAGGTTGCCGGGGCTGTTGACCAGGCAGGAGCGTACCGGCCCCGTGGGCCTGAACGGGCTCCAGGCCGCGGCGCCGGCCTCGCGGTATTCCACGTCCAGCTTGACCGTGATCGGATCGAAGCCGCCGGAGTTGTTGATGTAGCCCAGACCGTAGGGAAAGCTGATCCCGACCCCGAGCCCTTCCACGCCGTCGCCCGTGGTCTGGACCGTGGTCCAATCCTCCAGGGACAGCTTCATCGAGACAGGCTTCTCGAAAACCGCATCGTTGAAAAAGGGGATCGGCTCCTGGTCCGCGGTGCCCCTCCGCCATTCCCAGGTCACGTCCTTGAAGTTGCCGATCGGGTTGTCGTTGACCTTGATGTCGAAGACCCCGCCCTCGGCGTCCAACTCGCCTTCACCGAGGATGTAGAGCAGGTTCAAATGCTGCTCGTCGCCAGTGGTCGAGACGTAGCGCGAGAGCAGGAAGGGGGTGACGTTGTGGATCTCGCCGAGGACGATGGGCACGGGGCTGCCGTTGCGGGTCGGGTTTTCCTCCAAGTTCCAGGAGTAGGTCGGGGAGGACTCGAAGCCGCTGGCGCCCATGCCCAGGGCCGGTGAATCCACGTCCGGGCGCGGCTGCGGCATGGCCGCGCTGATGAGCATGGAGCCGCCCGCGAAGACCGCCGCGCCGGCCATTGCGCCGAGCACCTGGCCGGTCAGGCTGATCCCCAGGGCCGGCACTCCGGGGATGATCGGGAACATGCCCGCCACACCGCCGCTGACGGCAACGGCCGCGGCGACCACCGCGAGCATGGCCACGGTGCGGCCCACGTCCTTGCCCCCGCCGCCTCCGCCGCCTCCGCCCTCGGGCCTGACCGTGAACAGCAGCGAGTCTCCGGACCGCACCCGGTAGGCCGCCTCCTCGGCCTCGGTGAGCGGGGAGCCGTTCACGGCCGCGACCAGACGCAGATCCTCGGGCAGGGGCTTGCCCCGATCGGGCAGGTAGTCCCGGACCGTCCGGCCCTCCTCCCAGGGCACGTACTCCAGGAGCGCGTCCCCGGGGTCGAGGACGTTCCAGCGCAGGGTCACGAGGACGTCCTGCATGCTCAAAGGCAAGCTCATCGGCCGGTCCATCGCCAGAACCCCGCGATGCGGCCCCGCCAGGGCCGCTCGTGGATGGAGTCCTTGCCCGCGGGCTTGGTCTCCATGATGTGCAGGAACTCGCCGCCCCCGATGTAGGCCCCAAAGTGGTTCACGGCCCGGGGCTCCTCCGGATGGTTGCGCATGGCCACCAGGCAGGGCGCCTCGGGCGCGTCCAGGCGCTCCCAGCGGCCGGACGCCTGCTCGGACGCGACGTGCCCCGAGACGGTCTGGGGATCGAAGCAGGAGGCCCGGAAGTCGGGCAGCTCGACCCCGTAGGCGGCATGGGCGGCCATGACCAGGCCCCAGCAATCGAAGCAGGGCACGCCGGTCGCCGGGTCGGCCTCGCCGCGTCCGCCGTCGCGGAACTCGGCCACGAACAGGCCTGCCAGCTCGCGCGGCGTCCTAGACATAGGCCCCTCCGGACTCGGCCTCGGGGAAGCCGCCGAAGTTGCGGGTGTTGGCGAAAGTCGTCCGGCAGGTGCGCAGGGTCTTGTCGCACTGCGGCGCGTATTGGCATTCCTCGGCCAGGGTCCAGGAGCAGAAGTCGCGCAGGATGCGCCGGCGCGGGCAGGGCCGCCTGAAGGGCGAATCGGCCCCGACC